AGAAAAGGGCCAAGGTCGTCACTACACGCCGCCGCGCGCCGTTCTCCTCACCCAACCCCTTGATCCACCAGCACCGCCGCGGCAAATCGACTCGGGATTTTGGCGCCCAACTGCGCAAGTTGGGCTAACTCCGGACACGGGAGATCACTTCCATGTACATGGTCGGAATGCGCCCTGGCGAGGTCTACAGCGAGACCAGGGCAAAGCGCGGTGCATGCCCCAACCCGGGCACGCGCTTCGTGGACTCGCAAGGCCGCGAGTTCATCATGGTCAAGGTCGGCGCCTCGCAGAACCTGACCAACGGCATGGCGGTCTGCATCCAGGCTGGCGACTTCCTGACGACCGTGGGCACCGTGCCCGGTGCCGGCGTGCCCAACATCGGCATGGTCGGCATCGTGCAGTGCTCGATTACGGCCAGCACTTCACACCTGGTGTGGGCTCAGGTCTACGGGCTCTGCCAGAACGCCATCTTCGCTGCTTCGGCCTCTGCGCTCCCGGGTGCAGCGGTGAAGTTCGCCGCGGACGGCAAGCTGACGGCGGTCGGTGTCACCACGGCGTCGGCCTACATCGCCGGCATCAACTGCGTCGCCACCAACTCGGTGATCGACTCTCCGGTTGGCCAGATCTTCCTCAACTACCCGAAGGCCATCGGCGGCTAAACGCAATCGCTGGGGCGGCTTCGGCCGCCCTGGCCCCTTGGGGGAAGGTATGAATCGCAGCATCTACATCGGTTACGACGTGCGCGAAGCAGAGACCTTCGCCATCTGCCGGCACACCCTGCGTCGCTATGCGCCGGACATCCCAATCAACGCCATCAGCTTGGAGGACGTGCGCGACGCTGGTCTCTACTGGCGCCCCACCTCGCGTGATGAAAAGGGCCGCCTATTCGACGACATCTCGGACGCGCCAATGTCCACCGAGTTCGCGATCTCGCGTTTCTTGACGCCCGTGCTCGCTAAAGCCGCCGGCCGGACCGGCTGGGCACTGTTCATGGACAGCGACATCCTCGCCCGCGACGACGTCGACGACCTGTTCGCCGAGTGCGATTCCTCCAAGGCAGTGATGTGTGTGCAGCACAACCACGTGCCGCCCGAGGGTATCAAGATGGACGGGCAGATTCAGACGCTCTACCGGCGCAAGAACTGGTCGAGCGTAGTCGCCTATAACCTCTCCCACCCGAGCAATCGCAAGCTCACCGTGAACCTCATCAACACGGTGCCCGGCCGCCACCTGCATGCCTTCTGCTGGCTGGACGACAGTGAGATCGGCGCGCTCGACCCGTGCTGGAACTACCTGGTCGGCTACACGAAGCTCACCGACGGCGAGCAGCCCAAGCTGGTGCACCACACCGAGGGCGGCCCTTGGCTCGAAAACTACAGGGATGTGGAGTTCGCCGACGAGTGGCGCGCTGCACGCGCCTCCTGGCTGAGGGAGGGGATGGACACTCGCCCGACGGCTCGCGTCAGCGCGCTGGCGCCGCGCCGCCTTAATGGCTCCCTCCTCAACGGCGCGTCGGAGGTTCGCATCTGATGCCGTTGATCTCGAAAGAGTACCGCGAGATGAACCGGCAGCTGCACGCCGAGCACCCGACTTACGGCATCTCCGCTGGCCACTTCCGGGATTTTGTGTACGGCCTGTGGAAGGTCGAGGGCTACAAGACCATTCTCGACTGGGGTTGCGGTAAGGGCGTTCTGAAGCAGCTGCTGCCGGACCTGCCGATCGCCGAATACGACCCGGCGATCGATGGCAAGGATGCCATCCCCCAGCCGGCCGAGCTGGTGGTGTGCTTCGACGTTTTGGAGCATGTCGAGCCCGAGTATCTCAACGCGGTGCTTCGCCATCTCCAGGGCCTGACCGGACAGAAGCTCGCTTTCAACATCGCGACCCGACCGGCCAACAAGACGCTGCCTGACGGCCGCAACGCGCACCTCTCGCTGCACGATGAAGCTTGGTGGCGGCGCAAGCTACTCGGCTACTTCCAGATCATTTCGTGGAACGCCCTGGAGGGCACGGTCTACGGCGAGGCCTTGCCGATCCGCGGCGCTGTGCTGCACGCGCACGGCCTGGCGACGCGAAAGCGCCGACCAGTCAGCCGCGACCTCGCCGCCATGTTCGAGGCGATGAAGGCCAACTCGGCCAGGTACGCCGACGAGGTCCACCGCATCAAGACGGTCGAGATGTGGGAGGGCAACGGCGACAAGCCTGCCGATGTCATCGCTGCGATCAACATCCTCGAGCATTGCGCCGACATCGATGCAGCCCTGCAGGATATGGCGCTGAAGGCCAGGCTCGGCGTGCTGGTGACGATGCCGGCTCCGAAGAACGAGGCCTTGTGGCGGAACATCTTCGAGCGCCGCCTGCGGATCGTCGACTGGATGATCCAGGACGGCGGCTTGGTCATGTTCGGCAGCCCGATGGTGGGCGTGCAGGGCGTGAAGGCCATCGGCGCCGTCGACTCCGATGCGCGCTGGGAGCAGGTGAAGTGGTCGGTGGAGCGCTACCCGAAGCGCATCGAGCCCGCACCCAGACACCACCGCACGGCAATCCTGTGCTGCTACGGACCGTCGTTGGTCGACATGGTTCAGTGTATCAAGGACGAGCACGCAAAGGGCAATGCCGACATCATCTCGGTGTCCGGCGCGCACGATTTCCTGCTGCAGAACGGGATCGTGCCCAAGTACCACGTCGAGTGCGACCCGCGCCCGCACAAGGCCCTCAACCTCGAGAAGCCGCACCCTGGGGTGACCTATCTCGTCGCCTCGACCTGCCACTCCGACTACTTCAAGCGGCTCGAGGGCGCCGATATCAGGCTGTGGCACGTCGCCACCGCCGAACACTCGATCCGCCTGGTAGATGAGCTCAGGCAGTCGAGCGAACACTGCGTCTCCGGCGGCGGCTCGGTCGGTTTGCGCTCGCTGCCCCTGCTCTACTGCATGGGGTACCGCGACTACGCGATCTTCGGGATGGACTCATCGTTCCGCGATGACGGCCATCAGCAGTGGGCCGGCAAGCATGCTGGCAAGAAGCATGACATCGTCGATGTCGACTGCGGCGGTCGGATCTTCAAGTCGAGCCCGATCCTGCTGACTTACGCGACCGGCTTCTTCGAGACGATCCAGAAGACGCACGATGCCCGGTACCGCGTCTACGGCGACAGCCTGTTGGCATCGATGTGCGTGCTTTACGCCGAGCTCCCCATATCAGCCAAGGCAGCGTGACCATGTCCAGGAAGCGACCGCTCTGTGCTCGCATCGATATCAGCAAGACCGCAGGTCTGTCGGGCCTGAACATCGGGGAGGAGGCGACCGTCACCATCGTGGGGACGGTGAAGGCGCTCAACGCTCCGCGGGAGGACTACTACTTCGCGCCCGGCGGGTCGAAGAGCTCGATGATGCCGGGGTCGATCGAAATCGAGATCGACGAGATCAGGGTCTCCGGAAGCGATCCGGACGACGTGTGATTTCCAGCCTTTGGGGGAATTGCCGTGAATGAGCATGACGCCGCGCGCATCGCCCGACAGCTGGGCACTCAGCGTCGAGCACAGGCTAACGGTTCTGGAGCAGGATTCCATCCATACGAGGGAGCTCACCACGAAGATGGACAAGCGGCTGACCCTGCAGGAGCGGGGGCTGCTCCTCGTCATCGTGGTGCTCAACGTGCTGGCGCACGAAAAGCTGCCCTGGCTCGCCAAAATGCTCGCAGGGCTGCTGAAGGCACCGCTGTGAGCACGATCCTCTGGACCGCCGTCTACGTCTCGCTCGGTGTCGTCGCCCTGCGCCTCGGCTGGCTGGTTGCCCTCGAACTGATGAGCTGAAAGGAGAACCGAATGCTCGCGATTGCAGATGACTTCCCGATGAAGCTCGAGCGGGAAGCGGGCATGCCTGACCACGTACCGCCTGTCTCCGTCGGCTTCGGCCTGAGCGCCATCCTTGATGACGCCAAGACCGCGGAGGCCGGGCACGAGGTCTACAAGGACGTCGAGTTCATCAAGATCGCCATTCCTGGCGACCGCAACAGCCTGTTCTTCCAGCCGGCCACAGAGCAGCACAAGAAGCGCTTCCCGAGGGCATGGGCCGACTACAAGGCGCGCGATATCACCAAGCCGCGCGAGGGCTTGCCGATCGAGAACTGGGCGCCAATCAGCCGGGCCACAGCCCTCAACCTGAAGGCGGTCAACATCCACACGGTCGAGGATCTCGCCGTCGTGCACGACGGGCATGTCGCCTCCCTCGGCATCCAGGGGCGCGAGTTGCGCGCCAAGGCCCAGGCCTTCCTCGAACAGGCGCGCGACACCGCGGCCGCCACCAGGGCGGCCAAGGAGAAGCAGGAGCTGCAGGACCAGATCAAGGCCCTGCAGGCGCAGATTGCCGACCTGGCCGCGCGCGCGCCGGCTCCTCCGGCGGTTACTGCCGCCCCACTGCCGGACGTCACCGCAGACGTCGAGGATGACGTCGCTCGCGCCGCTCGCCGCCCGCGCGCTGGCCGGGTGTGAGGGTAGGCGGAGGCGGACATGGCCACCCTGCTGACCATCTGTCAGGACGCGGCATCGCAGCTCGGCCTGCGGCAGCCCTCGGCGGTGGTCGGCTCCAACGACCTGACGTCGCAGATCATGCTCCGCCTCGCCAACCAGGCCGGCAAAGAGCTCGCGCGCTATCACGATTGGAACGCGCTCACCGTTGAGCACACGTTCACGACGATCGCCGCCGTGGTGCAGACCAGCGGGTTGCCATCCGACTACGACCGGATGCTCTACAACCCCGAGATCTGGAACCGCACGCTTGCCCTGCGCTACGCCGGCCCGACCCCGCAGCGCGTCTGGCAGCGCCTGCAAATCGGGGTTGCGGCCGGTGTGGCCGGCTACTGGCGCCTCAAGGGCGGCGCGCTCAACATCCACCCGGCGCCGACGGCCGGCCAGACGGTCGCCTTCGAGTACATCACCAAGAATTGGTGCGAGAGCTCCGACGGAGACGGCCAGGCGCTGTTCATGGCCGACACCGATGTGCCCCTGATCCCCGAGGATCTCTTTGCCCTCGAGATCGTGTGGCGCTTCCGGGCGTCTCGCGGGTTCGCGGCTTACGCCGAGGACCTCAAGACCTGTGAGATCGAGAAGGAGAAGGCCGCCTCGCGTGATCGCGGCAGCGGCAAGATCCGCCCGAACAACAACGACCTCGGTGATCCTCCACCGCCGGTCTGGGACGGGACGATCGGCTGATGGCACGCCAAGCGCTCGCAGGAGTGTCGGCACGCAAAGGCGCGGACTACGTGGTCCGCGCCGTGCCCAACACTGCGCGCGGCATGTCGATCCCGGCGCCGGTGGGTGGCTGGGATGCGATCAGCCCGCTCGCGGCCATGCCCGAGACGAACGCGATCGTCCTCGACAACATGTTCCCGCAGCCGGGCTACATCGAGATCAGGAAGGGTCACAAGACTCACCACAAGTGCGGTGGCGCCGCAGTCGAGAGCCTGATGCCCTACCACGCGCCGGATCCGACCAACGACAAGCTGTTTGCAGCCTGCACCTCGGCGATCTCGGACGTCACGGTCTTCACCACGGTGTCAGCCTCGAGCACGGCTACGGCGGTGGTGAGCAGCCTGGCCAACGCCCGCTGGCAGCACATCAACGTGGCGAACTCGGGCGGCAACTATTTGTGGATCTGCAACGGCGCCGACAAGCCGCGCTACTACGACGGCTCGGCCTGGGCCACGGTGGAGCTCGCCGGCGTGTCGTCAACGGGCCCGATCCAGGCGGCACTCTTCAAATCGAAGATCTGGATGACCATCGCCGGCCAGCTCAACGCGGCCTACCTGCCAACGAACGCGATCCAGGGAACTGCCGCGCCCTTCGATCTCACCGGCGTGTTCCGTAAGGGTGGCTACCTACAGGCCGTCGGCTCCTGGTCGCTCGACGGCGGCGCCGGCCCCGATGATCACATCGCGTTCCTCACCAGCAAGGGTGAGGTTGCGATCTATACCGGCACGGATCCAGCCAGCGATTTCAAGCTGCGGGGGCTTTACGAGATGGGTTCGCCGCTCGGCCGCCGTTGCCTGGTGAAGGTGGGCGCCGACTTGCTGGTCACCTGTCTCGACGGCTTGCTTCCCCTCTCCAAGGCGCTGGTGACGGACCGCGCCGCGGCCATCACGGCCTCGATCACGAAGATGATCCAGCCCGTGATGAACGCCAGCGCGCGCAGCTACGGCGCCAACTTCGGCTGGGAGGTGGTGCCCTACCCGAGGGGTACCCGCGCCATCCTCAACGTGCCGGTCACCGAGAACACCCTGCAGCACCAGTACGTCATGAACACGGTGACAGGTGCCTGGTGCCGCTTCACCGGAGAGAACGGCAACTGCTGGGGCCTATTCAAGGACCGCCTCTTCTACGGCGGCAACAACGGCCGTGTCTTCGAGGCGGATTGCCAGGGGTTCGATGAAGGCGCCGCCATCGCCGTCGATGTCGAGACGGCCTTCAACTACGCCAAGAGCCGGGGCACGCAGAAGCAGTGGACCATGGCCCGCACGCTTCTGACAACCGACGGCCAGGTGAACCTGGGCATGGCGCTGAACGTCGACTTCGCGCGCACCGCCGTCGTGCACGTGCCGAATACCGCTCAACCGGTCGTGGCCCAGTGGGACGTCGCCAACTGGGACGAGGGAACCTGGCCGGAGGTGCAGCGCATCGTTACCGACTGGGTGGCGGTGGAGGGTATCGGGTACTGCGCCTCGATCCACATGCAGGCGAACGTTCAAGCAGGCGAGTCGGTCGCGGAGGCACAGAGCCTCACCCTCCAGATCAATGGCTGGGACACCCTTATGCTCGATGGAGCCTTCCTGTGATCACGTGCTTCACACCGCTCGGGTTGGTGCTGTTGATGGTCGTGGCGATGAGCTTTGCGGTGATGCTGTGATCTGCATGATCTGCCTCAGGGACGGCCACCAGGCGTGCTCTTGCCCGAGCAGGGTCAAGGGTGAGCCGATCGCGACTCGGTCACCAGGGAGTGCCGTGGGCATGCTGGCGAGGCCGGGCGACCGTTGCCACGCGGCAGCTGAGCGCGCCGCTGTCGAGTTGCCGATTACGACAATAATCGGACATCCAAGAGTGACGAAATGATAGTGCCGATGCGCACCGCCGAAGAGAAGCAGCTGCTGGCCCAGTACCTCGCCTTCAAGATGGGGTGCACGGCTCAGGAGCTCGTCGGCGCCGTGCCCTTCGAGATCGTGGCGGTGGCCAGGGATGGCTATCCGGTTGGTGCGGTCCTTTACATCAACTACCGCCAGGTCAGCATCGAGATGGCTTGTGCCGGCGAGCCTGGCTGGCTCACGCGCGCGAATCTGCGCGACCTGTTTCGCTACCCGTTCGTGCAGCTCGGTTGCTACACGGTGATCACCACCGTCAAGCGCTCGAACACGGTAGCACGCAAGTTCAATGAGAAACTCGGCTTCACCACCCTGGGCGTGATCGAAAGCGGACTGGGTAGGGGCGAAGACATCATCGTGAACACGATGACCAGGCCACAGTGCAAGTGGCTAACCCCTGCTGACTATGCCGCCGTCGCTGCACGCGTTGTCCGTTCCGCCGCAGCTGCTGGAGAGCATGGTCGAGCATCCCTCTAGCAGAGGAGTGCCCTGACAATCGGCAGCAAAGCACCGAAGCCCCCAGATCCGTACAAGGTTGCTGACGCCCAGACCCGGTCGAACATCGACACGGCGAAGGCGCAACAGCAGCTTTCGTTCACGGGCAAGACCAACCCCTACGGGTCGGTGCAGTTCGTCCTCGATCCGACGAGCCCGAGCGGCTTCCGGGAGGTGACGCAGTTCTCCCCCGAGATGCAGGCCCTGATGCAGCAGAATCAGGACCTAACGGCGCAGTGGGGGGCCACCACCGGCGAGCAGCTCGGCCGGGTCGACGACCGCCTGGGCGAGACTTTCTCGTTCGACGCCGGCCGCGGCGCCGTCCTCTCCGATCTGAAGCGATCGATGATGGATCCGCTGTGGGAGCGCAAGCGGGACCAGCTCGAGACGCAGCTCGCCAACGAGGGCATCCGGCAGGGCTCCGAGGCCTATGCGGAGCGCATGCGGCAGTTCGAGCAGCAGTCCGGAGATGCCTACAACAAGCTCTTCCTCGACAGCTACACGATGGCGAATGACGCCGCCCTCAAGGAGTGGCTGCTGCCCCTGACCGAGATGGGCATGCTCACGGCGGCCGGCTCCGGCGCGGCCATGCCATCGCTGCCGCAGTTCGGGCAGCCGGCGGGCCCCGGCGTCGCCCCGACCGACCTCACCGGCACAGTCATGCAGGCCTACCAGCACGAGGCTGCCAACGCCAACGCGGCGATGGGAGGGCTCTACGGGCTCGGCTCGGCGGCGCTCGGCGGATGGGCTCAGGCAGGCTTCCCCGGGCTCGCGGCCGGTCTCGCCCTGATCTCGGATCGACGGTTGAAGACAGACATCGAGCGCATCGGAGACGATCCGAGGGGCTGGGGTGTCTTCTCGTTCCGCTACGTCTGGGGCCCCGAGCGCTTCATTGGCTACATGGCCGACGAAGTCGAGCCGATCCGTCCCGACGCCGTCGTCACCGGCCCGGATGGCTTCAAGGCCATTCGCTACGACCTGCTCGCGTGAGATGAGCCCATGGCAGAGAACGAAATCGGCATCGTCGACTCTGGCACGTACTACACGCCCGAGTCCTCGAAGATGCGCCGCCGGCTGGCCGAGGCGATGCTGAAGGCTGGCATGGAGACTTCGCCGATCCGCAGCCACTGGCAGGGCCTGGCTCGCATCGCGCAGGCCATGCTCGGCGGCTACACGGCGCACAAGCTCGAGCGGGAGGAGAAGCAGGGGCAGAAGGCGCTCGGTGATCTGACGGCAGGCAGATACGGGCTCGGCCCTTCGCTCTCGACGTCCCCGGAGTCGTCGCAGCCACCATCGATCCCGAATTCGGCACTCGGCGACATGCCGGCGAACGCGCCGGCTGACAAGATCGCGCTCGGCCGAAAGATCGTCGAGGAACTGAAGCGGCTCGATCCGACCCTCACCGATACCCAGGCGGCCGCCGTGGCGGCCAACATGGTGTGGGAGGGCGGTGGCAAAACCGATCTCGTCAACGCCGGCGACAACTGGCGCAACTCTCCGCGCTCGCCGCACAGCGTCGGACTTGGGCAATGGAACGATCGAGCGCCGGCGCTCATCAAGTATGCGCGCCAGCAGGGTATCGACATCCCCGAAGGCAACCTGCTCGACGCCCGCTACATGCAGGACGTCATCAAGCGCATTCCGCTCGAGACGCAGCTCGGTTTCGCCCTGTCGGAGTGGCAGGGGCCCGAGGGGCGCGCCTATGCAATGCTCAGGGCGGCCCCGGACGACATGGCGGCCGCCCTGAAGGGTGCCATCAGCTACCACCGGCCGCGGGGTTGGACGTGGAGCAATCCGGCGGCTGGCCATGGCTTCCAAGGACGCGCGGGCATCGCCAAGCAGCTGATCGAGGATCTCGGGCGTAACCCACTGCAGCCTGTCAAGGTCGCACAAGCTCCGGGCGCCGTCACGGACGGGCAGCCGTTGGTGCCCCCGCCTGGCATCGTACTTGAGCCGGGAGCCGCTTCCGAGGCCTCGGCGGCCGCCGCGCCCGCGCCTGCGATGCCGTCAGTCGCTCCTGCGGCGGCGGCGACCACCGCTCCGGCAGCTCCTCAGATGGCAGCGCCGCCGTCTGTTCTCGGAGAGGTCGGAACCCCCGTCCTTTCGCAGCAGGAGGCCCTCGCCGAGGCCTGGAAGAGCCTTGGACCGCGCGGCGCGCTGGTACAGACGATGCTGCGCAGCCCCGATCCACGTATCCGGGGCGCCGCTGAGGCCGAGATCAAGGGCGCGCTCGGCCGCGTGATGGCGGCTCAGCCTCCGATCGAGCCCAAGAAGCAGGCCGAGCTCGCCTACACGCTCTCTCAAATCCGCGAGAACGAGGCCGAGCTGCCGAAGAAGCAGGCCGAGGCCCGCAAAGCGACTGTCGAGGCGCTGGCGGCCGAGCGCGACATGAAGCCCAGCAAGGAAGAGCTCGCACTGCGCCTGCAAGGCATGGTCGAGAACCTTGCCCAGGTGCCGCATGAGTACGGCCGGCAGGCGACCGAGCGCGCCGTCGGCCCATACTCAGGCGCCAACATCACCGAGAACGAAGGTGGCTATGTAGGTTCGGTGATCAACGCGATCCCGACGGCCATCGCCAAGATGCGCGGCGAGTTGGCCGCTCTGTACCAGGGCGGCGCGAACCCGAGCGAGGTGCGCCGGCGCATCGAAGGCGACACCCAGGCGCTCGTCAACCTCATGAAGCCGTACCTCAGGGTGAAGGGCGAGGGTGCACAGTCGAATTACGAACTCCAGCAGCTTCAGTCGGCCATCGGCCAAGTCGTCCAAGCCCGCACGGTCGAGGAATACAACCGCGGCGTCGAGGACTTGCGCCACAGGCTGACCGGCATGATCGGTGTCGAGGTGCCAGCTGCGCGCGAGCAGAAGCGCAGCGGTGCAGGGCCGGCCTACGCCGAGGAAGTCACGACTGGGGCGGAGGCGGCCGTCGACACGCTACCCGCCGGGCTCAAGAGCGCCGCCGAGCGTGCCTTGTGGATGACGCTCGGCGTGCCAGCGCGCCCCGAGCAACCGAAGGCGGCTCCATCCGACATGACGGAAGTTCAGAAGCTGCTCATGGAGCGGATGATCGCCAAGGGGACCGATCCGGCCGTCGCGCGCGACATCGTCATGAACATGCTCAAAGGAGGCCAGTGACATGGGCACCCCGAACGCAGGCTCTGAAGGCGGCTTTGGCGGGATCCCGAACAGCCTCCTGTCGTTTCTCACGAACGCGCTGGGCGCCGCCACGGCACCTCTGAGCGCCAAGGGGTCAAAGATCAGCGGTGCGCAGAAGCCGAAAGACTTCGGCCTGCCGCCGCTCGACAAGGTGCCGACGGCGACTGCCGGCTTCAACGCAGAGCTCCCTCCTGCCGAGCGGGTGAACCTGCTGAGGGCGATGATCGCCCGCGCCAAGAGCGGTGGCGTTCCGCCGGCCCCGGCCTCGGGCAGCTGATCAGGAGGAGCGGCTCATGGCGCGCAACGGCGCGGGCGTCTACAGCGTCCCAAACACCTTCCTGCCTTCAACGACCATGAGTGCCACGGCCGTGAACGCCAATTTCACGGACGCAGGCTCCGAGCTCACCAATTCGCTCGCGCGCGACGGGCAGAGCTCGATGTCGGGGCAATTCAAGGCGATCGCGGGTTCTCTCGGCGCGCCCGGCATCTCTTGGGGAAGCGACACCAAGACCGGCTTCCGGCGAGCGTCGGCCGGCGAGATGCGCTGGGTCACCCAGTCGGTCGATGCGATGTACATCGACTCGGTCGGGAAGCTCTGGCACCTGGGTGCCATGGACATCGCTGGCGGCCTCGTCATTGGAGGCGCGCTGTCCGGTGCCGGCGTCCCCGATCTTGCCGCGATCGAGGCCCTGACCGGCAAGGGAATCCTGAAGCGCACGGCCGACAACACGTGGGGCCTCGATACTGTCCTCACGGCGCTCAGCTTCACTGTCAACGGCAATGGCAACGTGCTCGCCACCGGAGTCTGCGGCGACCTGGTGGCGCCCTACGACATGGTGATCACGGGCGTCACGGTGCTCGCCGATCAGTCCGGCTCGCTCGTGCTCGATATTTGGAAGGACACCTACGGCAACTACCCGCCGACGGTGGCCGATACCATCACGGCCTCTGCCAAGCCCACTCTGTCGAGCGCCACGAAATACACCGACAGCACCCTGACCGGCTGGACCACCACCGTGACGGCTGGCGACACCTTCCGGTTCAACATCGACAGCATCACCACGATCACCCGCTTCACCGTGATCCTCACCGGCACGAGGTTCGCCTAATGGCCAGGAACGGCGCCGGGGTATTTGCAGTCCTGAACCCGATCCTCATCGGGGCCCTGCGGTCGTCCTCCGCAGTGAACCAAGACTTTTCCGACATGGGGGATGAGATCACCAACACCCTGCCTGTGGACGGCCAGGCAGGGATGACCGGACAGTTCAGGGCGGCCGACGGCAGCCTGACGATGCCCGGCATGTCGTTTGCCGTGGACACCCGCCTCGGCTTCCGGCGCACAGCTCAAGGCGAGATGCGATGGGTGTCCGGCGGTCAGGACCGCTTCTTCATCGACCTCGACGGCAAGGCCTGGCATCTGGCGGACATGAGCGTGGCCGGCGCGCTGACGCTCAACGCCGAAGTGTCAGCGCCTATGAGCGACCCCGTCACGATCGGCAAGTTTGCCGCCAACGGTGCCGCCAAGAGGACGAGTTCGACCAGCACGCCGGCGTGGTCGCCGGAGCCTTTCTACTACACGCTCCACTACACCATAGGCGGCTATGGCACCGTCATCCCCACTGGCGTGATTGGCGATCTCCAGGCGCCGGCGGCCGGGACCATCGTTTCGGCGGCGTTGATGGCTGACCAGACCGGGTCGGTTTCGGTCGACATCTGGAAGGACAGCTACGCGAACTACCCGCCGACGGTGGCCGACAGCATCGTGGCCTCGAGCCCGCTGGTGGTCAGCTCGGGCGTTGGCGTGCTCGACCAGACCCTCTCCGGTTGGACGACGGCGGTCGCCGCCGGTGACTGCTTCCGCTTCAACGTCAACAGCGTCACGACCGTCACGCGCCTCACCATTGCGCTCCGCATTCGGAGGTTCGCGTGACGACCAAGGTGATCTTCTTCACGACTCCGGGCGCCGGCAGTTGGACAGTTCCAAACGACTGGAACAACAACGCCAACACCGTTGAGTGCATCGCCGGGGGAGCCGGCGGCCGGTACGGCGCCAACCCGGGCGGTGGTGGCGGCGGGGGCGCCTATTCAGCGGCTTCGAATGTCCCGTTGGCCCCGGGTGAGACCGTACCTCTACAGGTCGGTGCCAAAGGTACTGGCGGTGCGAGTGGCACGCCTGCAACCAGTGGGGGAGACACCTGGTTCAACGGCACCAGCCTCGCGTCTTCTTCGTGCGCCGCCAAAGGCGGAGCCGCGGACGGCACGGGCGGCGTTGCCTCCTCAGGGGTTGGCACGACCAAGTTCAACGGCGGCGATGGCGGCACTGGTGGTGGTGGAAGCGGTGCCGGCGGCGGTGGCGGTGGCGGCGCTGCTGGGCCACATGGCGACGGCGCAGATGGAGCGAGCGCCACTACAGACGATGGAGCAGGCGGTGGCGGAGCCGATGGAGGATCAACGCCGTCGTACAGCACCAGCGGCAATAACCCAGGCGGCAACAATCGCAGTGGCACTGGTGGCGGCTCTGGCCCGGCCGGAAACGGCTCCGACGGTGGTGGTGGAGGTGGTGGAAATCCTGGCGGCCAAGACGGCGGCGCCGGCGGCGATGGCGAGGTGCTCTGGACGCAGACCTCGGACAGCGCCGAAGCAGGGCCCGGTGGCGGTGGTGGTGGAGGTGGCGGCGATACCGACGGAGACGGCGGCTCTGGCGGAGGTAAGGGCGGCGGTGGTGGTGGCGGCGGCAGTGATGCCTTCAACAACCACGGCGAGGGCGGCGACGGCGCTCCGGGCATCATCATCGTCACCTACACACCGGCGGTGATGCTCAACTCCTGCGTTACAGGCTAGCGATGAACCCCCTTCTGATTGCGATGCTGAATGCTGCGATGGCGCAGCAGCCGAGGCAGCCCGCGAGGACCGCATCGGGTGCACTTGTGCGCGCGATGATGAGCAAGAGGCAGGCCGCCAAGGACGCGTCACTCGCCGCTCTCAAGCCCTACGCCGAGTCTCAGCACGCCGACCGGTACGGGGCCGCCCCGACCCAGGACCTTGGCGCATTCCAAAGTGATTCCTTCGCGAACGATGCCTTCCAGGTGAGCGGAGAGACCTGATGACCGTCGCGATCCGTCACAAATTCACTTCCATGGTTGCCGACGCGCAGGCGTCCGGCTTCGTGAAGCCGAGCAACTGGAACGACACCCACGCGATCTCGCTAGCCGCGGGCTCGCTGCTGGGTCGCTGGCAGGGCACGCCTGGCGACGCCAGCGAGATCGCCGTCGATGTCAATGATCTCCAGCTCGACAGCTCTGGCCTGCACCTTTCCCCGACCGGCATCCAACCTGGCTTCTACACGAACGCCAACGTCATCGTCGACGCCAAGGGTCGCATCACGCAGATCGCGAATGGCACGAGCTCGGGTGGTGCCAACGCGCAGTCCGAGTACCTGCTGGGGGCCGCCGACGGCGATCTCGGCAATGCGCGCTTGCCCGTCGACACCAGCACCATCGCCTGGGATATGACGACCGATCATGAGTTCAAGGCCAATTGGCTTGGACTCGTGACCGACCTGACCCCGCAGCTCGGCGGCGATCTCGACCTCAACGGCCACGTCATCAGCGGCCTCGAGATCGGCATCGATGTGCAGGCACACGATGCCCAGCTTGACGACATCGCCGGCCTGACGCCCACCGACGGCAACATCATCGTCGGAGATGGGGCGAACTGGGTGGCGGAGAGTGGTGCCACGGCGCGCACCAGCCTCGGCCTTGGGACCGGCGACACGCCGCAGTTCACGGCGGTCCGCGCGGCCGATGGGTCCGCCACCTCGGCGGCCTACGGGTTCGCCAACGATCCCCAGCTGGGGATCTTCCGGGCTGGATCAAACATCCTTGGGTTCGGCATTTCTAACGCCGAGCGCATGCGGTTGCAGGGCGTCAGCGGCGGTGCGCAGCTGACAATTCTGGTCGGCGGTACTGAAGGCAGCTTCGCGCTCGGCAGCATCACCAACGCCGATGTCAAATACGGGCGTGATGGATTCGGCATCGCTGCGATCCGCAATGGCACCAACGCGCAGATCTTGCGCGGCTACCGCACCTGGGCCAACGCCGGTACTGACTATGAGCGCTGGGCGCTGCAAACCGGCTCCGGCTACATGGAGCTGGCTGCTGAGACCGGCGGCACCGGCACCGACGACCTCGATCTGAGGCTCACGCCGGCGGGCACCGGCCGTGTTACCACGGCGGCCGGGGTCAGCGTGGGTGGCACCCTCGAGCTTGGCCACGCCTCGGACACGACTCTTTCGCGCGTCAGCGCCGGGGTCGCTGCGATCGAGGGCAACAACATCCTGACTGCCAATTTGATCGGCTCGACGGTGCAAAGCTACGACGCCGACACCGCTGCCATCGCTGCGTTGTCTCCGTCGGACGATGACATCATCCAGCGGAAGGGCGGTGCCTGGTCGAACCGCAGCATGGCTCAGCTTATTGCTGACCTGGCTGCGCTCGGCACCACCTTCCAGCCACTCGATGCCGACCTGACGGCGATTGCAGGCCTGAGCACGACTGTTGCGGGCCGATCCATCCTCACCGTTGCTGACCCCAACGCCGACCGGATCATGGCGTGGGACGACAGTGCTGGTGCCATCGTTCCCATCGCTCTCGCCGACATTGCGGCTGAGGCTTCGCCAGCGGCCGGGGACTACGTTCTGGCCTATCTGGCCGACGGAAGTCTTGCCAAGGTCGACTGGGACCTTCTGCCCGGCGCCGGCACCGCCCTGAGTGTCGAAACGTTGATGGACTTGGTCGAGCCGACCGCGGCATCAGAGGCCAGCGACGAGATCACCCTCGACGTTGATGACGGCAATGCCCTGTTCTTTACGCGCACTATGACAGCGCACGAACTGATCCTCGATCCAGTCGACATGCCGCTGGGTTCGACTATCAGTCTCCTCATCGACCCGACCCAGCATCCCACATCAGCGCCTGTTGTGGCGGCGACCGCGAAGGCGCAGACGGCTGCCGGCACGTCGCACTCCATCACACTGCCGAGCGGCATCGCGGCGGGCCACCTCCTCCTGGTCATCGTGTCGATGGACGGCAGCCCGACCCTGTCCGTCGACACCGGTGCCTCCGGCAACAACTGGAACATGCTGGGCCAAGCCAGCAATGGCTCGAACGTCACAGGTGCCGTGTTCTGGAAGTTCGCCGAAGGCAGCGACGTGCTCACCATCACGTCGAGCGCGAGCGAGGAAGGCACCCACATCAGCTTCCGGATTACAGGCGCACTCCAGCCCGACGATGTGCACGGCATCAGCGCCAACGGATCCAGCACGAACCCGGACCCTGCCGATCTGACAGGGCTGGTCTCGCAGGAATACCTGCTGATCGCGTCGACCAGCCACGATGCGCAGGTCGTCTCGACCGTGGCTCCGTCCGGGTACGCCAACCTCGATTCGCAGGCAGCTGCCACCTCCGGCGGCGCCTCGACCAGCATTGCATACCGCACGGCAACGGTGACGAACGAGAACCCGGGCACCTTCACGGCGACCACTGAGCAGTGGGTGACCTGGACGATCGCCATTGGACCGTCCGGCTTCTATGTCGCGTCGTTCGACAGTGGATTCGAAGCGCCGCTGCCCGACATTGAGACCGAGACGCTGCTGACCATCCAGAACATCGGCTCGGGCCGGTTCGTGGCCGTCAAAGCGTGGGAGGCAGAGTGATGTTCCTCGTCATCGAGACAAAGGAGGGGATCGTCGAGGCGCCCAAGAGCCATAGGGCCGTGTTCTCATCGGCAAGCCGCGGCCGCATCGGTCAGGCCACGGTCCGCCGCCTGGCGCGGCACAACATGCGGGCGATGCTTGCCGAGTACGGCGTCCATGTGGTCGATGAGATCGATGTGCCAGAAGGCAAGGTGCGTACCTCGGCGGGTTTCGCAAAAGTGGATGGTCGGATCGTGCGCACACAATCTCTCGAGGATACCCCGGTCAAAGGGGAGGCACAGTGAGCATCCCCGGTCTACCCGTCTTGATGGGCATACCTGGGATCACGGAGATCCTGCAGCAGGACTCGGCCTCGAGCACGGGCGACACTATCACCTGGCCGGCGGTGCAGTCTGGGGATATCGCTGTCTTGTTCGACTTCGCACAGAGTATCTCCCCCGCGCCAAGCTCGGTGACGCCCGCGGGCTTCACAAACATGTGCAACGCGACGGACGGGGTCAGCAGTCGCGGCATGACGAGCTTCAAAATTTGCGATGGCTCGGAAACCGGTAACATCACCGGCATGAGTGGCGCGGTCTTGAACAGAAAGGCCTTGGTCACGTTCCGCGCTACGGCGGCGGCGGTGGTTGCCTTGGGAGCCGATGGCGAGAATGGAGCGGTCGCGACCGGCAACCCGAGCGCCATCACCATCAACGCCTCGAGCGGTGTGCCACCGCTGCTGGTTGTTGGCTACTACCGGTCGAGTGGCGCCATTGATCCGCGAACATTCACGGCTGGTGGCTCACCAGCGAAGGATGGGGAGATCAGTTTTCATTCGAACACGATGTACGTGGCTTGGAAGGTATACCTGGAGAACCCGGCCGACGTCGTGATCGATATGGATGACGAGGGTGACTTCAATCTGGTGCAGGGCTTCTACGTTGCTCTCAGCTGAGAGAGCCGGCCCTCACCACAGATCCCAGTGAGAGGATAGAGATGGACGATTTCACCAAGCAGGCGATGATCACGAAGCTGGGCACCCTCATGTTCGCCAACGCCGAGCTGGCCGCCCAGAACCAGCAGCTACTCCAGCAGATCGCGCTGCGGGATAGGCGCATCAAGGAGCTTGATGCGCAGGTGCCGAGGCCTGCCGACCCGGGCGAAGGCGCCGAGGCGAACGGGGCGGGGGTGCACCGACCTTTGGCCTCTCCGTGAAGAATCCACGGCGATTGCTTACACTTTTGTTCCTGACTTAGATTGCTACAGTCGAGGTTCATTCGAGTGGGGGAAGCGATGCGCATTGCGACAATGGTTATTGCACTCGCGTTATCCGCGTTTGCTCTGCTTGAGTCGTTTGCCGTGAAGGTCGAAGGTGCTCTTGTCAATGTGGTGGAGGCCAAGCACGCTGCCTCTGTGGGCATCGGGGTTGCCTTCGGCCTCTTGGTGGGTGGCGCGTTCGCATTTGGTCTCCCCGCAGTGGCGCTAGTCGTCTTTGCTTTGAGTGGCGCCTATGCGCTCAGCGTTGCCGGGCGCCTTTACCCGATTTTCCCTGACCTGTTGGTGTTCGGTTGGGCTTGCGTAGCACTTGCGCTGATGGCTGCGTTGGCATGGCGAGAAAAGTGGAAGGCGGCGAGAAAGCAGCGCTCCTGATTACCAGGAGACCTTCGGGCTCAGGCGAACCCCTACTTCTTGAACTCGAAATTCTTGACAGCCTCGCCGGACTCCAACTCTTGAGCGACACAGGCGTGCAACCAGAAGTACGACGCCAAGAATAGAGCCGTTTGCTGCCTACAGTGCCTTTTGACCCGCTGCGGTACGCTATCCCAGATGGTCTTCAATTCATTGTACGACTCCTGCTCTTGCGTGAGGCATGCCTTCATCCAAAAGTCGCCCCCGCCCAACATCTCTGATTGGCGGCCGCAGTGGCCCTTCACATCATAGTCGGGCATGCCTGGAGGAAGCTGGGCCGGTGCAGCCGGACCCCACAGCGTCGCAATCAGCAGCACGCTCAGAAACAGTCGCATCCCCGAGCCCCGGCATCGTAACATCGCAATTCTAGTCTATACTGAGCGCATCGTCGATGGGCGAGGAAAGGGCAGCCATCCGATCTCGCGACCGCCCCATGAAGGGTGCTGCAGGGTCGCTCCCTTGCAGCCGCAGGCGCTGCACCGCGCCCGCTCGCGCAGCACGTCGCTAGACGCCTGCGCACCCCACCGGATGATGAGGGGTGTCAATGCCATCGGCGTCTTGTGCCGGCAGCTCGATCGGTTGGTGGCGAGGCATTTTTAGAGCATGCCGCCGTCGCTGCCGTTAATGGAAGCCGCTACAGATCGTTGCCGACTCCCACTCTCACGCACTACATGTAGTGCCATGGTGTCCCTTCATGCCGATGCGTGCGGTCGGTGCAAGAATCGCAACCCCATCTCGTTCGGCGTCGAGCCCGAGGAGGCCTGGCGCACTGTCGTCCTGAACCGCTGGCGAACCTTGTGCCCTGCATGCTTCGATCAGCTCGCTGAGCAGGCGGGCGTGCGCTACAAGTTCGTGAAGCTCGAAGGGACGGCGTGGAGCGACCGGCCGCTGCCGCGGGAGAGCAGGGGACGGAGGCGCTAGGCAGCACCGTGGAATCGGGCGCTGCAGACGCCCAAGAGCGCAGGGCGCAGTAGACGCCCAAACACGAAGGCCGCCCCGAAGGACGGCCCTCGCTGAACGAAGAAGCGCCGCTGATGGCACACCTCCGTCTCGACACTACCCTTTTACTCTGAAAATTCGACGGATCAATGTCGTGTACAACTAGTTGAAGTATCGATAATTTTTGGCAGTTTCTGTCTATTTCCTTTATGTGGCGTACCTGCCACGCTCTCCCCCCCTCCAAAAGAAGGACATGGTCTCAATCTATAAGACTGCAAGCGCGCTGCTGGTGGGACACCTTCGTCTCGACAACGTAAGACCCTCCAGCCAGCGCGTGACTACCCGATTGACCAGCTCGAGGAGGTCCGCATGGACATATCCCTTGAGTTCTGGACGGGTGGCCTGGGGCTCCTCCTGGGTGGCATCGGGATCTTCCTCGCACTGAGGGCAGATACGGTGCTCCACGAGATCCGTAGGCAAGTCGAGGCTGTCAAGCGCATCGTCTGCGCCCAGCGGACTTGACCACCGTCACGAGCTCGGCCCCGGCGCCATAAGCGCCGGGGTTTTCGCTCCTTGGCTGGCGACATTTGCCGCCTCAGTCGGTGACGAAGACCCCCGGGTCAAGCTTCAAGCCGCTCGAGCGCTCGGGCCGCGCGTGGAGGTAGCCAGACGTCGTCGCCACGTTGCTGTGCCCCAAGGTTTCCTGCACCTCGGCAAGGGTCGCGCCGCGGTCGAGGGCATGGCTGCCGTGGGCGTGCCGCAGCCAGTGGGGCGACAGCTGGCCGGTGACGCCGGCGCGCCTTGCCGTCCGCTTCACCATCGCGTGCACGCTACGGGTCGAGAGATGGCCGCCCTGACGCGAAGCGAAGACGGGGTGCTCTGGTCCGGTGACTCCGAGAATGCCTCTCAGCGCTTCGCTAGCGGGTTTTGGCAGCAAGACCTGGCGCACCTTGCCGCCCTTGCCGGTGATGGACAGCTGCAGGAGCTCGCCTCGGTCGATGACCATCGCTCCGGTGAGGTCGACCACCTCCTGCGGACGCAGGCCGCCGCCGTAGGCCACTTGGATGAGCACGCGGTCGCGTTTGGTCTTCGCGGCTCTGATGAGCAGGCCAACCTCGACCTCGCTGATGATGCGCTTCGTCATGGTAGCTCCCCTGTTCTCCGACCGCACCTTGATGGTGACGCCGGCGTTGAATGGCGTGTAGCCGAGCTCGTGCGCATAGGTGAGCAGGCTCTTGACGCGAAGCACGTACTGCCTTGCCGAGCTGTCTCCGACCTCGGCCGTGATCCTGTCGATCGCCTCGCGCACGTGCTCGACCGTTGCTAATCGCATCCCCATCTGCAGCCCGGCCAGGAAGCGACGGCCGGTCTGCCGGAAGTTTCTGCGGCTATGCGAGGAGCCGAGCGAGGCGAGCCACGAGTGCAGGAGTTGCTCGTCGGTCTCGGCACTGGTGGCGCGCGGCAGCGCGACGATACGCGGCTCGCGCGCAACGATGCGAGCTGCCCCACTGTCTTGCGCGTTCACCGCTACGGTCACCGCAGCCACCATGTGGTGAAGTCGAACGCAATCCAGGCGATGAAGGCGAGAATGGCGACATTCCGGACGCGGCCAGAATTGCGGCTGGCCCACGTGGTCGGCCACCAGGTCATGAACCGGTTGAAGAGGTTGGCGCTCATGATTTTCTCCGTTTGCTGAACACGTTAGAGGCGTCTACCGGGACCTGCGGGGCGCACAAGTGCGCAAGCCAGCGCGCGATGGCGGTGCGGGAGCGTCGTGCGTCGTCTGGGCACCTGCGGCGGGCAATGAACCTGCGAAAGAGGATCCAGATCCTGATCATGGTTTCCGCCTCCGCCGATGCAAGCGCTCGACCACAACGGGCTTCGGCTTCTCGCCCGTGGCGGCGGGCGACCAGCGTGCGTCTCGAGCACGGGCCCGCGCCTCGGCGACACGGTCGCGCCCCGGGGGCGACGCCTTCTGGACGAATCCGAACCATGGCTCCGTGAGCGGCAGAGGCCGTTGGATGAGGGGCGTACGGGCCGCGGGACCTCGCTTGATCATAAGCGCGTTCCCTTCATCTTGTCGTCGAGCTCCTGGATGGCGCGCTCCATCGTTTCGGTGAAGGAGCAGGCCAGCGCGTTGCTGAGCCGGATGATCTGCTCCCGCCGCTCGGGTGTGACGCGGAAGATGATCTGCTTGGTTTTTCCGAGGCGGCGGCGACGACGGCCGTCGATTGATGCCATGGCTCGTTCCTCGGCCCTGTCTCTGCCCTCACGCTGCGTTCTCGGCGCGACGGTCTGCATGTCCAGCTTGGTCATTGTCGGCCTTTCTGATGACGAACTCGATCGCTTGAACGAGGTTTATGATCTCCACGCTGGCTTCCCGGTTGATCTCCGCGCCGCTCTTCGCGGCAATACACGCCCTCGCGTAGTCGACCCGGTTGGTCAGTTGCACTGGGCGGTGCGCCGCCATCGGCTCGAGCTTCTTCAACGTTTGGGCCGCAATCGTTGACCTGCCATCGACCTTGTTCAGGACGAACAGCGACCGGTGTCGCTTTCCCAGCTTGTCGACTTCCTTGAGGGCATCCTCCTGAGACCACAGGTCGAGGGGGCTCGGGAGCAAAGGGAGCACGATGCAATCGGCCGCTGCGATGGCATCCCGCATCACATTCATGAAAGCTCCTGGCGTATCGACGACCAGGTAGTCGCGCTCGTACCCTGCGCTCTTGAGGCTTGCTATGGTGCTCGAGATGAGATCGACGTTTTCGAGAAGGACGATGCGGTCATCGCTCGCATGCCTGGCGCGATGCTCACAGAGCTCGGCTAGCGATTTTTGGGGATCGAGGTCGGCAACGTAGACCGTGTGGCCCTTTGCGAGCTCAACGGTGATCGCCATGGCGATGGTCGTCTTGCCGACGCCGCCTTTCGACCCCGCACACGCGATTGTCTTCACAGCTAGCGCCCGGTGCAATCATCGATCATGATCAAAGATAGCCTTGCTTGACACAAATGTCAAGCAAGGCTACACTATCAGAATGATCGACACGAATGATATCTGCGAGATAGCTGCCTTATAGCCACACCATGCATCCCCGCTCTCCGAGCCTCCGTGCGAGGCTTACCCTCGCAGGCCTCGCACGTGCCCTCGCACTCGTCTGGCTGGTCCCGGCGCTCCTCTGGAACATCGATTGGACGGGGATCTCAGGCTGGGCGCACAACGGCGCCGCCGTTGGCACGATCCTCGGCGCGGCCTTGTTAATCCACATCTCCTCGGCCCGGCCGCACCTGATCGGCACCCCGGTCCTCCTGCTGGTCGCCTTGTTCATGGTCTACGGCAACACCAAGCAGGCCGTGCGCGCGTTGAGCTTCTCCGGCGAGGTTGCCAGCGAGGCTCGCGAGGCCAAAATCGCCGCAGGCTCGCAGGTCGCCTCGCAGCGCTCGCACCTTGAAAAGCGACGGGAAGCCCAAGTCAAAGTTGCAGGTGAGGCCGCTGCCGCAACCCTGGAAGCCGAGCTGGAAGCGATCAAGGTTGCCGAGCCCCGCCGATGGCAGCTCACGAGGGGCTGTCACCCAGATGAGGTGACCAAGTCTGTCACCTTCTGCCTCCAGGTCGCCCAGGCCAAGGCCAAAGTCGCTGCTGCCGCCGAGCGGGATAAGATCGATGCAGAAATGGCGAGGCTACCAGCGGCGGCGACCATCTCGACTGGCCTCGCCGACGGGCAGAAGCAGGTCGCCGATCCCTACGTCGCCAACGTGATCGAGCTGCTGAGAGAACTCGGGCTCCGGCCCTCCGAGCGGCTGGTCAAGTCCGAGGAGGCCGTCAGCCGCGCGCTGGGCCTCGAGTTGCTGGCCGCCTTTGGCCCAAGCTGCTGGCTCATTTTCGTGGACCTGCTCGCCGGCGTCGGCGGCGCCGCGTCGTCAGCATCAGCACGCTTCAAGGGCCTGTCGAAAAGACTGCGAAACGCCGAGGGCGCAGCGCCGCCGGCCCCGGGCGAGCCGGCCAAAGCCGACGCCATAGACCGCTGGATCGCCGACGACTTGGAGGTGCACGCGGGAACCGTCACCTTCGCCAAGGCGCTGCGCCAGACGCCCGGCTGGCCGGCCCACCAGCCCGGCATCACGGAAAACGCCATCTGGCAGCGGCTGAAGAAGGTACCTGGCGTCAAGCACGATCCCAACAGCGGCCGACCCCGCTACTTCGGCCTCCGGATCCGCGCGAAGGGCCCAACCCTCGTAGTCAACAACGTATAGACGCTTGCGGGCGAGGTTTAGTGTAGCTATATGTCGGTCATGAGGCGCTGGCCTGACTATCTGAGGCGCGACACGCTTGCTGCTCGCCTCGATGTGGCACCCGGCTACGTGGATCAGCTACGCAAACGCGGGCTGCTGCCGGAGCCGATCAGGCTGGGCGAGGCAGAGCTCTATCGTTGGGCCGACATCGAGCAGGTCTTGCAATCTGGGAGCGTGCATGCTGACGTGCGGGCCGACGATCCCTACCTCGACGCTCTCAATGCCCCGTCGGCCGAAGCTTCCACCGCACGTGCGCCGCGTCGTAGCCAGGGGCAAACCCTACGTCTACTTCCAACGGGGCCGATCGACGGCGCGGGCGGGAAAGCCGATCAGGCTGCCGGATGACGTCGACTCCGCCGAATTCTGGGCTGCCTACGCGGCTGCTGCCAACCTCCCGCTGCCCCAGCCGCGACCCAATGCCGTCGGTCTCCTCATCGACGCTTACCAACAAAGCCCCGAATGGAAGGACCTCGCCGACAAGACACGCGAGGAGTGGACACGGTATCTAGACCGGGTGCGGCAGCGCTGGGGTCACCTCGAGGTGCGCGGCATCGAGCCGAAGCATGTGCTGGCGCTCCGGGACACGTACGCGAGCACGCCGGCGTCGGCCAACAACCTCTTGCGCGCGTTATCGTCGATGCTGTCGTGGTCGGTGCCGCGGGGCTGGCGCACCGACAATCCATGCGATCACGTCAAGAAGCTCAAGGGCGGCGAGGGCTATGCGCCCTGGTCGAGACGTGAGATCGCGCACTTCGGGAAGCATGCGCGCTCGGACCTCTGGCACTCTGCAGCGCTCGCCCTCTACACCGGCCAGCGCCAAGGTGACGTGGTCGTGATGCGGCGCTCGAGCATTCGTGATGGCGAGATCGAGGTGGTGCAGCACAAGACGGGCAAGCGGGTATGGATTCCGCTCCACCCCGACCTCAAGGCGATCCTCGCCGAGATGCCGAAGCGCTCAGTGTTTCTGCTGACGAACTCGGTCGGCACGCCATGGACGCAGGATGGGTTTCGCGCGAGCTGGCAGGCGGAGATGGACCGCCGCATCTTCAAGCCGCTGCGGCGCCGCCGGCGCGTGTTTCATGGATTGCGCAAGAGCGCGGTGGTCTTTCTGCTCGAGGCCGGCTGCACCGATGCTCAGGTGGCGGCCATCACGGGGCAGAGCCGGCAGATGATCGAGCACTATGCGCGACAGGTGAACCAGAGGAAGTTGGCACGTGCCGCCGTGCTGAAATGGGGCCGGGCCGACAGACGGACGAGGAACGAACCGGGGCGCTGATTGTCAAACGCCTTGTCAAACCGACGGCACAGCGGAACTCAAGAAACGTCTAAGTTACTGAATACATTGGCGATCCCGGCAGGATTCGAACCTGCGACCCTCTGCTTAGAAGGCAGATGCTCTAGTCCAGCTGAGCTACGGGACCGTCGTGGGGCCGGCGCCGACGACGCCGGCTGCGGCCACGCCCCTGGAATAGGTCAGCGGCGGCGTTTAGGCAAGGAATGCCCGGCTCAGTGGGTCCAGGACTCGCTGCGGCCGAAGCGGAAGTTGTCGGCGTAGGACTTGCGCACGGGGGCGCGCGGGTTGGGCTCCATGACGCGGTAGGGGAGCCCGTTGCGCTCGGCGTAGGCGACGGCCTCCTCGCGGGTGTCGAAGGAGAGGCGGACCTGGCCCTTCATGTCGCGCGAGCTGGTCCAGCCCATCAGCGGCTCGACCTCGCGCGGGGTCTCGGGCTCGAACTCCAGCACCCAATCCTTGGCGCGGGCGGGGCCCGACTGCATGGCGGTCTGGGCGGGCCTGTAGATGCGGGCAACCATGGCTTGCGTGGGTTCTCGTGGACCGTCGTAGGCTCGTGCGCGGCGCCGGCGCACGCGGCGCAGGTTCCCAAAAGCCGGCGGCGCGGGCCAATGTCAAGCGGCTTCGGCGCCGTGCGTCAACGCGCGAGGTGACGCGCTGACGGCGGTTGCCGATGCGCGGGAGAGGGGTAAGTCCGGTCCCGACGGCGACGTTGTCGTTTGGTTGCTCTTGTTGGTGGCGATGTTGACGCCTGTTGGGGCCTTGTTGGCGGCATGTTGGAGGCGATGTCGGTGGGCTGGGAGTGTGCAT